CTAGCAAAATAAATTATATTGTGTTTAGTTTTATGTGTGTATGTAACATAAGTTCTTTTTCCATTTTGTAAATTATCTCTAGCAGTTGCAAAACTCTCATTACCAGATATTGTTCTAACTCTTGTAAATGGTTTATCTAATTTTTCACCTTTCCAATCATAATTAGGTTGATTTTTATAAAACACACTCAACAACTCATTTTTTCTCATAGGTTGTTTCTTACTAAAACCCTGCCCTGTTGCTTTTTCTTTTTCCCAAATCCAATCATATTTATATTCTTTAATATTTGATAGTCTTAAATATGAACTAAATGGCTCATTACCAAATAAAACAGTAGCAGTATTATTTTTTCTAATTCTTTTAATTTGCTTCCACATTAAATTACTAGGTATATTTATATCCCATTTAAAAGCTGTATTTCCATAAGGTAAGTCTGTAAGAATAAAATCTATTGAGTTATCAGGTAAATCTTGCATAACTTCTAAGCAATCGCCATTGTATAATTTCATAAATTAATTATTGATACTTCTGGTTCATCATCTAATGGTTCTGGTGCAGTTATTCTGTCAAGCATTAGAACCATAGCTATTGCACCGTCAATTTTTCTTTTACTTCTACCCTTTGATAAACGCCAACCCATATCAGTAGTTCGTTGTGCTGCACTCATTACTTGATCTGTAAACGTTGGATCGCCATTGTGTCTTACTTTTGTGTTTGCAATTAAATCGTAAGCGTTTCCACACGCAGGTATCATACGACTATGTGTTTGTGGAAAGTTGACCATTGGAACGCCACGGTCTAACAATACTTGTGCTGAACGTTCAAAAAATGCTGGATCGTATGCAACTTCTTTTACTTTGTAGTCTTTCATTAATGAAACAATAAATGCTTCTATTTCTTGATAATCCATAAAGTTTTCATCATTTGGTAGCCATATCTTAGAAAGCATATTAATTATCTCGTTGTCATCTTTTTGACCATACACTATTGCCACGCTGTCGTGTCGTAGTGCCATATCTACACCAACAAATGTATCTACTCCTGGTTCTAGTTCCAATTCTTCATCTTGACACGCTAACCATTTTTCTATCTCTATCCAGCTTTCTTCTTCTGTTCTAGTCCATTGGTTAAGGTGGTATCGCTGAAACTCGTTTATAGGTAATGATTTATGCCTACGTCTTAGGTTTTCTATTGGCCACCAATCGTTAGGTACTGCCGGGTTTACTTTTTCCCAAATGCTTTCATCACTTGGGTTATCATCTTCTGCTGCACCAATCCACTTAAAATAAAACTCTGGATCATCTTGCTTACCAGCTTCTTTTAATAAACCACGTTGATACATACGACCTGCCATACTATCTAAGTCGTGTCCAGCTGTTGTAATGTTAAGCACCAATCCGTCTTTACGTTTAGCTGTATTGTTTGAAAGAACATAATGTACACGTTCTAAGTTGATATTATTCCACTCGTGTATCTCATCAGCTATAAAGCAACTGTTTCTACCACCGTCTGCTGTTCCTGCTTTTGCTGCAACTCTAAATGCTCTACCTGGTGCGTTCTTAACCTGTATTTCGTTTTCAAACGTTTCAACCATATCTCGTAAAAATATACTTTCTTCACACATAGTTTTCATAGTTCCAAACACTAGGTTTGCTTGTTCATAACTTGCAGCAGCAACTGCCACTAACGGACTTGTAACGCCACTTCCTAAGAGTTCGTACAATCCAATCGCTGCTGCTAAAGCTGTCTTACCATTTCCTTTTGGTAATCCTATTAACGCTTCCCTGTATTTTCTTTCGCCATTATCTTTAATTTCATACATTTCATAGATTATTGCTTGTTGCCATTGATCTAATTTAAAAGGTTCACCGAAAAAATCACCTTCGCCGTGTACACAAAACTTTTCTATAAACTTAACAACTCTTGCACCTTTAGTTTCTGGTAATTTAATCATTATTCTTCTTCCAACATTAATACACGTGGATCAACTAACTCGTGTTCTTCATCATCTTGTAAAAGTTGTTGTAATTGTTTAAATCCCATTTGTGCTTCACCAAATGCAATACCAAGTCTTTGTCTTGCTAATGGTGTAAGTCCTAGTTCTTGTTCTAGTTTTAATATTTTTTCTTCTAACTTTAACGTTAAGCTAATTAATGGATTTATTGTAGGTTGTCCAGTAGATCCAACGCTTAATAAACCTTTATTACCTAAATTTTGTATTGTACGATTAGCACGTTCAACTTCATCATAATATTGAAACAAACGATAAAATGCCGGAAAGTCCACTTGTTGTGCTGTACTTGCTAGTTCACTATCCCAATATTGTTTCCAGTAATTACGTGTTTTAGTAAGCCAACGCGAATTGGCTTTTGGTGTTTCAAATGCTTTGCCACCCTGTAACACACTTAATGTATTGTCCCTATGTCCTGTTAGTTTATCTTTTTGTTTTGGTATGCGACCACGTTTACCCATTATAAACTATCAACTAATTCTGCTTTTTGGCCTGTAAATTTTTCCCAACGATCTATTATTAAATCACAATATATTGGATCTAATTCAATGCCATAGCTTTTTCTTTTTAAATTTTCACATACTATTAATGATGTTCCAACGCCCATAAAATTATCAATAACATAATCATTTGCTAGTGAAAAATTTTTTATTATAAATTCTGCTAAATGAGTTGGAAATACTGCCTTGTGTATTTTACTATATTCATCTCTTACACCACGCCTACCTAATTCTGTATATATATTATCTATGGTGCCTCTAAAATAATTACCTGATTTAATCACACGTTTATTTGTTTTTTTTGAAAATATAAAAATATATTCAAAACGGCTATTTAATACATATTCTGCCATAGCTGGTTCAGCTAATTTTTTATCCCAAATAATTGTATCTACAAAATTGTCTTTAAAATTATATAGATATTCTATAAGATCAATTTTATTATTAGATAAATGCTGAACATTGTAAAATACATATTCACTATTTTCTAATGCGTTTTGTGTAGATTGAATTAACAAATCTAGATAATCAATATCATTATCAGAATTATTATTATATTTTGTAACTTTAGAATATACTACTTTGCCTAAATTGTATGGTGGACTAGTAAAAGTAATTTTACTTTGTTGTTTATAATTGTTAATTTCTTTTGCGTCACCACAAATAAGAATATGATTATTTAATTTATATATATCACCTAATTTAGTATTGGCATTGTCTTTTTTTTCTATTACACCTTTTTCTTTAATTTCTTTAGGTTCAATTAACTGAAATAAATCATTTTCAGTAAAACTTGTAGCTTCTAACATTTCTAAATCACTTGAAACTGCACCAAGCATATCTGCTAATAAATCATCATCATAGGATCCAAGATCAGCTGTACGATTATCTGCTAACGCAAATGCTTTAGCTGTTAATTCATCATCATCTGTAAAAACAACTGCAATTTTATTCCAACCTAATTCTTTAGCTGCTGCAAGTTGATGATTACCAGAAATAACTTCACCGTCTTTAGTTGCAACTATTGGTTTACGTTGTCCAAACTTCTTATAGCTTTTTTTTACAGCTTCAATATTACCTTTTCTTGGATTGCCGTCTAGGTGTTTTAATTTTTCTATTGGGTACGCTAATGTTGTAAGATCATCTGCTATTTGGTGTTTGTCGGTCATAAAAATCCTTTGTATTAGCAATTTTACTTAGAACCACTACGTAATAACATAATACTACATAACTACGCATAACAACGGTTTTTAAAAACTATAAAAAAACAAAAAAAAGCATAAATTTGGGTAAAAAAAAAGTGTGCTAACTACGTTTGGGGTGGTAGGTATCTTACATAGAAAAAACATACTACCCCATATACCCCCTAAACCCTATATTTATGGGGTTTTTAGCCATTTATAGCTATTTATGGCATATTTACCTATGTGCAACGCCTTGACGCTTTTTATGACACATTTGGCACAATATACGCAAATTACTTAATTCGTGTCCACCACCCTTACTTATTGGTATTATATGGTCAACTTGTAGCTTATTCTGGCTTGTTCCGCCTGTTCCACACCATACGCAGAACCTTTGTTGTTGTCTTATTATCTTACGATTGCGTCTATATTCTGCGTCATCATAAGCACGTTTACCTTTGGGATAGTTGTACTTACGCTTAGGTTTTATTATT